CCATGGTGTCTCTCATACCCACCACTATGGATGCCAGTTTTATTTTTGATGGTATAATTTAAATATCATGAACCCAACATCTTGCTGCCCTGAAGTTAATATAGGATCTAATCCTGCATACACAAAATGGAATATTGTTCGTGGTGATACAGGCAAGATCCGTATTGAATTTCTTCAAAACGATGAGACTACATACTTTACCACAACTAACTGGATATACACATCGTCAACCTATGATTCTAGAGGTGACTTTATTGATGAGCTCACAACAATACCTGGCGAAGGATATGTTGATATCGTAGCTCCTGCTGATATAACAGCTAACTGGGGAACTGGTTTCCTAGCTGTAGTAGCAGAGCTGGCTTTTGATCTAGAAGTAATATTGCCAAATGGAGATGTTTGGACACCAGTAATCGGTTCTATCTCAGTAATGGGCGATATTAGTGGAGGAGCTTTATAATGCCACTAATTAAAGTCACTACTAACAATTCTGCATTACCCCCACTTATTAGAATTGGGACTACTATAACAAAGGTAAAAAAATAATGGCAACATCACACGGCTTGATCACATTAAGTAATACTACAGCTACCAGACTTACTCCAAATGGAATGCACTCTGGTATGGACATAACTATTCAAAATATTAATGCAACAGGAGTTGTGTATATTGGTGGGAATGATAGTGTATCCTCATCTGACTTTGGATACCGATTATCTGCTGACCATGCAATAGCCTTTGAGCTACCTGGAACAAATGCCTTATATGCAATTGCTGAAAATGATGAAGCACAAATTGCTATTCTTAAAACTGGATTAGAGTCTGGCTCATGAGTCGATTTAATGATTCCCATGACGGTATAAATGGTATCCCTGGTCCTACTGGGCCTAAAGGCGATATTGGTCAAACTGGAGCAAAGGGTGACTCTGGTAGTGCAGGGCCTGGCGTTCCTACTGGCGGTACTGAGGGACAGATTTTAACTAAAGTAAATGCTACAGACTATAATTCAACTTGGCAAGATCCAGCATTAGCAGTTTTAACTAAGATGCAGTATGGATCATTCTATGATTTGACTAGCCAACATGGCACAGATAACTCTATTCAAGCAATATATTGTAATGTTGTAGATTTTAATCATGGTATTTTAATGGAAAACTCTAGCGGCGGAACAGTTAATCCATCTAGAGTAAAAATTCTCAATGCTGGTAGATATAATTTGCAATTTTCTGCACAATTTCATCAAACAAATAGTTCTGCTGTAGTAAACCTATGGTTATCTAAAAATGGAACTACAGTTCCAAATTCAAATACAAAATTTGATATTACATCTAATAATCCATATTATGTTGCTGCATGGAATTTCTTTGTAGATGCAGCACCTGGGGACTATTATGAATTAATCTGGTCATCTACTAAAGCTAATACTGTTATTGAATACGTTGCAACTTCTTCTGGACATCCTGCAGTACCGTCAGTTATTTTAACAGTGCATCAAATAGGATTGTAATACTCTGAGATAATAGTTGTATAGCCACTTCTTCAAGTATGGACTTTCCTAATATGTCTCAGTTTATTAGTGTATAATAGGACTATGGCTTATCCAGGTACATACAATTTTTCTTACTACAAGGGCGATACTCTTGAGTTCAACATCTATCCAAAAGATTCTAATGGAAATCTTTTTTCACTAGATGGCTACGGTAATGCTAAATTTACAATTGGTACTCGTCGTGGAAATACGGCTATCCAGATAGAAGGCTACGCCTCTATTGAAAATGATCATATTAAATGTGCAATCATGCCAGGTAATGGATCAGATATGGTAGCTAACACAACCTACGTGTATGACGTAGAGGTATCTAAAAATGGACTGAACTACAATTATGTTCACACAATGCTTACTGGAACTATTGACGTTACAGAGCAGGTAACTGGAGCATATAATGCCTGATATCTCATCAGTCCAAGTAACTGAAGATATTACAGTCTTGGGCGGTATATCAAATATCTCAGTAGAGGTAGACTTTGGTCCACAGGGTAGTCGTGGAAGTCTTACACTATATGGAAATGGCAAGCCAACAGAGATTGTCTTACCAGAAACACCACAAATCTACGATACCTACGTAAATCTTCTTCCATCAGATGATGAGTATCTATATTATTACCAGTATACAAATAAACCTGGTGGTCCAGGATGGGATCCAAGATTTAAATTAATTCCAAATAACTATAGTGAAAATAAAAATGTAACTTTTGCTAATGGATCTGCTACTTTTAACTTAAACGTAGCATCCATATCATTACCACTACTTACTGGAAATCCTACAGCAGCTAACTTTAATGTTCAGTATTCAATTCTTGGTAGTCCAAATCCAATATCATCGTCGATATCTCTTGGAACAATTACCACAACATCAAACTCTCTAATACTTCCAGTAACAATAGAAGCCATAGACTTTGACGGAACAGCCTGGATAAATACCGTCGGTCAGCGAGTAGTTCACCTATTTATTACTGTGGTATAATTAATGAAGGTGAATATAGATGACTGTTGAAAATATAGATGGAACCCCATCTGGAACTGGATTATTTAATACAAAAATGCCTGGATACGATGATCCAGCAGACATTCAAGCAGCCCTAAGAACTTATCACTATGGATCAACTACATACGATCCAACAAATACTAATCCAGCTAATCTTCCACCACAGTCTATTGCAAATTACCTCCACTCACTTACAGCAGAAGTAGATGCACTACAGCTTTCTGGAATAGGCTCTGACTACGCCGCTACAGCCCCAACAACGCCACAGGATGGCTTTATCTGGGTAAACTCAGCATCTCCAGCTACAACTATAAATTCTACGCTTAGAGGGCTATATCAAGACTCAGCTCCAACATCTGCAGAAGTAACTCTAGTAGACGGACTTCTCTGGGTAGATAAGAACTCAACACCACTTAAGATGTATGTTTACGATGCAACAATCACTACATGGAGAGAGATAGGTGCATAATGACAACAATATCCTCACAAGGTAAGCTAGCTTATATTTATGATCAGGCAACAGATACTTGGTATCCAGTTGCAGGAAGTACAAATACCGCAGCAGATCTAGTCTGGACTGGAAATCAAACTTTTTCTAATCCAGTAACACTAGAAAATGTTGTTAGCGCAAAAGCTGGCATAAATAACTTTATTAATGCCGCAGCTAGAGATGCTGCTATTACAGCACCTACAAATGGTATTGTAGCTTTCGTTAGATTAGATTCAGTTGGAAATGTTATTAACCAACTTCAGTATTATTACGGCGGTAAATGGAATTACGTTAATGGTACAACTCAGATACTAAATAAAACATCAGCATTTACTATAGATTTAACTCAGGTAGGAACTTTATTAAATATTAATTCTTCTACAGAAACTGTTATAACAATTCCTACAAATGGTACTGTTGGTTTTTCTATTGGAGACAGACTAGAAATCCTTAGAACTGGTTCTGGAGATGTAACAATTACTCCAGCAACTGGAGTAACTATTAATAGTAAAAATGGAAATAATAAAATTGCCGCACAGTATTCTGGTGCAGGATTAATTAAAATAGATACTAATACTTGGGCACTAATCGGTGACCTTAAGGCATAGATATAATGTTTAGTATATCTGCTTGGTCTCAAAAGGGAATGGCCCCAGCCCCAGTACTTACTGGCCTAAATCGAACTCAGGCAGAGGCAGCTGTAATAGCTGCTGGTTTTGTTCCAAACTATTCTGGAACATTAGATACATCAACAAGTTCTTATCACGGACTAATTGCAACTCAAAGTGTTATTGGCAATAGTTTATTAGATTATGAGTCTACCATTAGCTTTACATTATATAATTATGTATCTGGAGGTGGAGGAACACCAATCCCACCACCAGTATGCCAAGCAAGAGTAGATCGAGTATTGGTATCGGAATCTCCATGCAGCGGTTCACCAGGATATAAAACACTTACATACAGCAAGACAACATACTACGCCGATTGTAGCCACGTTGGACCCGTCACTGAGTATGAATATCCAGCATGTTACGTAGAGCCATGTGCTGGTGGAACATATGATACTGGCGGTACTGGATGTGGTTCTTGGTCAATAGGTCCATGTCAGTTAAACTATAGTGGATCTTATGTACAAACACTTACAAGAACATGTAGAGATTCATACTGTGCTACAACTACACAAACTACAACTCAGTCATGTACTCCAGCTGGTGGTGGAGGAACCTACTACTAGCCTATGTTATACTATTTTTCTAATAGTTGAGGAAAAATATGAGTGCTTGGGAAAACTGGAAACAAAGTCTTGGAGATACAAGGCCATGGGATCTTTGGGATCCAACAGTAGAAAAAAGTTCAGATGAAAAAGCTTCATCTAGATACGAGATATGTCGTTCCTGTCCAGAACTTATAAAATTAAGTAAGCAATGTAAAAAGTGTGGTTGCTTTATGGCAGCTAAGGTAAAGATAGACGGTGCAGAATGTCCACTACACAAATGGTAAAAGATGCCTTTGTCTTGCAAAGCTTATTACCAATTACAGAACTCAAAAAGCTACAGCAACTATCCCTAAACCTATACCTTAATAATCCAAATTATAATATTGGTTTCGGAAGACATCAGTGGACAAATTTGCCAGAACTATTCGAACTTCAAAATCTTCTAGTAGAGTTAGCAAGAGAAGAGTTTTGTAGTGAAACTTTAGTTCCTGCATGGAATATGTTGGTTGCCTATGAGGGTATCGATGCAAAATTACAAAAACATAAAGACGATAATGCATGCACATATCATATCGATCTATCAATATTTCAGAAACAGCCATGGGGAATTGTAGTAGAGGACACTGAATATATTCTGCAAGAAAATGATGCTTTGTTTTTATATGGCAATGATCAGGAACATTGGAGAAATGAATTTCCAAACCCAGATAACAATTTGGTAATTAATGCATTACTGTTCTTTGTAGAGCCAGATCATTGGCTCTTTACAAAAGGACCAGAGTATATAGATACAATTAGATCATATTCTAAAGATTAGTAATTATAACGTTTCTATAACTAACATTAGAATACTTACCAGCAAACTTGGATATGTTTTCAATCTTAGTTGCATGTCCATGCTTCGGGGCATGAATCATTTTTCCATTTCCAATGTAAATACCTACGTGGTATGCAGATTTATATCCTTTATACGTAAAAACAACAATATCTCCAGCTCGTGGAGATTTAGTTGCAGTTCCAGCATACTGTTGCTTAGAAGCTCTATGTTCTAAGGTAATACCCAACTGTTTATATGTCCACATAGTTAGTCCAGAACAGTCCCAACCAGCAGGGGTATCTCCAGAAAAAACATACCACGTTTTTCCAACGTGACTTTTAAGCTTTGAAATTGCTTTAATCATTTTTGTAGTATTGCTA